GTCCTGCGAGAAAGCCCATAAAAGAGCCTTGTTATTGAAACATTCTACATATACATCCTCAGGAATCCACCCCTCAGGAGTCTTACTTAAAATCTTTAATAAACCTTTTCTAACATAATCCCAATAAAGCCTTAAATCCTCTGGTTTTACATAGATTTTTTGCATACCATAATTTTACCTATAATTGGTAGAAAAGTGGTAATTATCCAACAACAACATATCCATAGGTCTTACTAGCCGTACTGTTGGCAAAATGGGTAATAGTTGCACTTCCATTGGTTTGTGAACTGATATACACATTGTCCATAGCATTAGGGGCTACATACTGCATTGTTGCTATAACTGATGGTGTTGATGGTCTTGTTGGGCTAGTTTGGGTTGGCAACTGTTCTAATGAAACTGCTGTATTTTCTGTTCGCCATACAATTTCTACATAATCATTAGCTACAAGTTCTACAAAATAATTTATAGCTCCAATAAGATGACCATAAATACTTGCGCTTTTTCTTGCTGGTACAGTAAACATACTATTTGATGCTGTAATATTAGTACCATTTTTTCTAAACCAAATATCTACAGTATGTTGTGCGTTATCTGTGTTTTGTAGTTGTACGCTAAATTGCAGATTGTAGATACCAGCGTTTCTTACATTTAAGCGACTACTATTAGATAAATAAACACCATTAGAAAAATCTGTAGTGTTAAATGTCATTGGATAAGCAGTAGTAGTGCTTGCTGCCGTTTGGTCTGTAGAGTCTTGAAACGCTCCATAAGGGGCAGTATCAGCAAAAGCAGCAGCCGACTTAGGCATTAATAGAATAATAGAATCTCTACTTATTCTAGGATCGCTAATAGTAGTAGTTGTTGCGTTTCCTGTGGCTAATGTGATAGTGCCAGTATTGTTGGTCTTGCCATCCATCATTCCGTTTACGATCTCAGCTACGGCTCGTTGATCGCCACCAGCAGGGGGAAGTCTACGAAACATTACCGACCACCTTGGGGAACTAAATCAATCTCCACACCAGCAGCAGTTTTCCAGTTAGCTCCGCTAGGGTAAACCCTTACTCTATGGTATTTGCCACCAGAACGCAGATATGTTCTGTTCTCTGTGTCTGCTGCTACAGCAGTACCAAAGGTAGGGACTTCGCTTAATAACGCTCTAGAGGCTACAGAAACGCTCCCAGAGCCGTTATCTACTTTTGGCTTGGCTAACATAATGATTGACTGATTGCCATTGCCTAGATCGCCTGTAGTAATGTAGCCAGACTTATTAGCACCAGTAAAGGTAACAATCTTGGTATCTTTTACACCAGCAAGAACAAACTTACCACCAGACCAAATACGGCTATCAAAAGAAGTGCTTATAGTTTCCATTGTTCCAAAAGTATCTAAACCCTCTAGGGTTACTCCAGCCTGCGCTAATGTTGCTACATAAGTAGAAGTAGTTTCTGCCTCAGACCATTTTTTGTTTTGGAAGTTGTAAATTATTAATCGTTTTTGTGCAAATATGTCTGTGTACTGCCAAATAATCAACTTACGAATAACATCTATACTGGCACTCATTTTATCTATTTGAGATTGATCGGCATAGGTAAAGAAATAGCGATCTATTTTTTCTGCTCCAATGGGGGTAACTGTCTGCCCATCGCACATATAAAACCCATCGTCAGCTAAGAAAAATACTAAATTACCAAACTGAGCTATTGAATTTGCCTCATAGCACCCAATATTTCTAGCAATAGTATCAAACTGGAAAAATAATGGCGCACCTACATAGGTCATTCTAGATATTGCTTTTTCTAGGAAAACTAATCCGTACTCTCCGCCAGTAATCCCACGAATATCTCCACCATCTGCAATAACCTGGTTATCAGATTGGCTTGTAGCACTAGCAGTCCAATCAGTTTCATCGTTTAAATCAGACCAATAAACAGTAGATTCTTGTCCTGATACATTACCAGCCACTACAAAATCTCGAACTGTAGTAACAAATTTAGCAGTAGGGGCAGCAGCAGCTAAATCTGCAAATGCAGTAGAGCTTGCTAAATTCCATACTTGTAGTTTACCTACTCCGTTGGCAGCAATTAGAGATGGGCCATACTGTGTAAAAACCCAACGATTTGTGCCTGTATATCCACCAACCTTAGATACATCTGCTAATGCTAATGTTGTAGAGTTATATTTAAATAGCTTAGTAGCACCACCAGCAAATAGATTAGTAGTTCCACCAAACTTAGTGGCAAATACATTGTTTAAGTTTTCACTTGCTGCACCAGATAATTCTACCAACTCAGGAAATGGGCCATACCCTATTGCCTGTGGCACAACATTATAGGCATCCTGTATAGAGCCAGTTATTCCAGCCTGGTCTGGTAACCATTCGCCAAATTCTACTATTGAGGTAGCCATGTATTACTTCCTGTTGTTTTGTCTGTCCAAGTGTTGCTTGTAACGCTTGTATCTGTCCATGTATTAGAGCCTACAGAAGAATTACTCCATTCTTCTCCAATCCTATACCCAATAGCAATTATAGAGGCGATACCTGTAATTGAGGAGTTTGCAGAGAATACTGCGTTGCCGTTTGCATCGACTGTACCAATGCCAATTATTGATCCATTTGCAGAAAAAACAATACTACCTGATCCTGTAATAGTTCCAACACCAATTACAGCTCCTTCAGCGTTTTGTATACGAATGGCTATAGCACTTACTGTACCAATTCCATTAATGGATATTGCGCCATTTTGAATTCTAATACCTAGCGCAGATGTCGTACCAATTCCGTTGATCGAACCAATGCCAGATAGGATTGCAATAGGAGTTCCATTTGCTGTTCCTATGCCATTAACAGAACCAGAACCTTCTGTGGCTAATACATCTCCTACTGCATAGATGTAATCCCAGTATCCATACACCACATATTGATCTGCGTAAGCCATTATTTTAGTGTCTTTTTATAATTAACTTGTAAAATTATTTTAAACATTATGCAAACTCTGGGCCGTTAATCCACATAGTAGATGTATACCTAATTCCAGAGGTTACTGGTGTTACTCTATGTTCAATGAACGATGGAAATGCAATTACAGAGCCTTTTTTTAATGGGGCTAAATACTCTTGCTGATTAAATCGAATTTGTAGCTCTCCACCCTCAAACTCAGATGGATCATTCATGAGGCATACTACTGTAACTTTGCGATCATACCCTTTGCCAGATAAGAAAAAAGTATCTATATGCCAGTTGTAGTGCTGTCCAATTCCATATTCAGCATATTGAACTGCCTCATAATCAAGCAGATGAAAATTCCATTTACAATTTACATTGGCTAATGCTCCGTATTGCAACATCTGTTTCCCGAACCAATGATCTTTGTTTGTAAATCTTACTGTAGTGTTTCTAGTATTGCTATTTGAAATATCGCCTTCAGATCCCATAGTTGCATCTTTTTCTGGGATTTGCTGAAACTCTGTTGAAGCTTTTTCACATTCCTCGTCTGGTACTTGTCCGATATACCAAATTGGTAGATGTGCCATAATTTATCCTTTAAATTTAAACTTTTATATTTCTTAATTCATTAAATGTTGTTGCAAAATCTGCTAATTTTGTTATATCTCTAAGTCTTTGCTTTTCTAATACTATTAAAGAAGTATCAGAATTTGTTTCTAATGCTTTTTGGAATAAAATATCTTGCTGTTGTAGCAAAGGAATTCTTTCTTCTCTAAGTCTTGTTTTTGTTACTTCTTTGGCTTTATTTAATGAAACAGATACAATTCCATTATTTAATTCCCAAGCATCAAAAAAATCAAAATCATCAAAAGGTAAGTCAATCCTATTAAAAATAATAGAGCCTTCTGGAGTATCTTTTTGCTTAACCCATTCAATTGAATGCTCATTAGTTGGTATTGTCATAACGACTTTTCCATCTGATAAAGCGTAAATAATTACTTGTTCCATATATTTTACCTAAGTAGAAATCCAACAAAAATTGACAAATGGGGTATCTAAAGGTGTTGTGGTGTGTGCTTTACTTACCCTAACACTAATAGTTGTGGTGGTTCTGGTAAAGGCATAACCCTCACACCAACTCATATTCCAGTTGCCGACACTTTCTGCCGCAGTTGTAGCAACAAATGTATAGTTTGTGTTAGCAAAGGCAGAAGAATAATTTGCTACATAAGTACCAGCACTTGAATAAGTAATTGAACTAATACCAGATGAACCAAAAATTGAACCACTAAACCCATTAAAACATACCCATGCTTTTACAGATGGAGTTCCAGAAGGTCCGGGAGCACCAGTAGGACCTGTTGGACCGGGGCTACCAGTTGGACCCGGAGAGCCTGTCGGTCCAGTTGGACCAGTCGGACCAGTCGGTCCAGTAGGCCCTGGAACAGTTGAGGCTGGCCCAGTTGGACCAGTTGGGCCAGTTGGTCCTACCGCCCCTGATGGGCCAGTTGGTCCAGTTGGTCCAGTTGGTCCAGTAGTTGCTGACCAAACAAATGCTGTGCCATTCCACCCTAAATAAGTGCTAGATGTTGTAGGTGCAACTACAAAGGTTGAAGCTCCAGCTCCTGTGTTATATACAATTCTATTGGCAGCACCACCAGCAACATTTGTAGCTGTGGTAGCAGTTACTGAATTGCCAGTACAAGAACCTGAACTGCCTGTTGTGTTTTGGTTTAATGTAGGGAATGTGCAGTTAGTTAGAGTGCCACTAGCAGGAGTTCCCAATGCTGGTGTTACTAAAGTTGGGCTGGTGGCACGAACTACAGAACCAGTACCAGTTTCGGTAGCAAATCCATCAAAATCAAAGTCCCAAGATGCGGCAGTAGTTCCTGAAGTCAAAATACAAATTACACTAGCAGTTGTTCCAGCAGTAAGTGTTGCAATCGTGTTAAGACCTGAAGATTGAATTGTTAAACTGCCTGTGCTGTTATTAATAATTTCAAAATCCCAGCCTAAAGCTAAAGTGCTTGTAACAGGCAACACTACAGTTTGTGCAAGAGTTCCTGTAAATTCTTGTTGAGTTGTGCTTGTATTAGTAAGAGTAGTTGTACCAGCCGCAGTTGCAGTAGTTGTCCAACCTCTTAAATTGGTTAATGCTGCAGGTGCTGAAGTGGCCCCTGTACCGCCATTGGCAACAGGCAAGGCAGTACCGCTATAAGTTAAAGCCAATGTACCGCTACCAGTAATTGGACTGCCAGAAACACTTAAAAAGCTAGGTACAGTTGCAGCTACGCTAGTTACAGTACCACCGCCTGCTATAGTTGCAGTAGATACAGCAGTTACCAATCCTTTTCCATTAACTGTTATTACTGGCACTACTGTAGTAGAACCAAAAGAACCAGTATTAGAGTTTACTGTTGCTAATGTAAGCGTATTGCTTCCAGCAGAACTTGTAGCATCTCCAGCTAAAGCAGGAAGTCTTGCAGCAGCTAATGTTCCACTAGAAATATTTGTAGCGTTTAAAGATGTTAAAGATGCACCAGAACCACTAGGGCTTAATACATCTGTGCCAATAACTAAACCTAAGTTAGTTCTTGCTGTAGATGCAGATGCAAGATCGCTAAGATTGTTAGACTTCTCTGCTTTATCTGTATTGAGATTGGTAAAGTTAGCATCTACTTCTACATGAGATAAAGGCGATCCCTTACCACTTCTGGTAACTATCGTAGACATGATTTACCTTAAGCTAAAGTTACTGATACGCTAGATGTAGCAAACTTAAATACATCTCCACTTGCAATAGTCTTGGATGCAGTTAGCGCACCATAGTACAACATATTGCCAGTAGTAAGCGCATCAAAGATTGCAAAGTGGGTAATCGTTCCCCATGAGCCTGTAGCCTGGTCAAACTCAACAGCAGCAGCAGAGTTAGTTGTTACTCCGTTAGAAGGAGCAGCAAAGGTGATGGCCTTACGAGTATATCCACTTCCAGTACATTCTGTGCCTGTTCCTGCGTCTGTTGGATCAGTTGTAAACAGAGCTGCATAGACTGTGGCAGGTGATGTGTATGATGTGTTTCGCAGAGTAGCATTAATTAATGCGTTCTCTAGGTAGTTTGAGATTGCAGACATGATTTTCCTATCGTGATGTTAATTGCATTGTTAGTGGTACTCCAGCGTACTCTGAGCTTTCGTCTGAGCCATTAATATCAGA